CATTGTGAGTAGGGCAATAGAGTTTAGTTCTACGTTTTCTACTGCAGTCTTCTACAGTGCAGTTGTAATCATTGCTATATGGCATAGATCAATACTACCATCAACTGGACTTGATTCCGTAAAGGGTTGCGGTTGAGTATTGCAGAAAGTTTTGAGCATTTTGGCTTATCAAAGTTATGCGAGTAATTGCTGCTGAGTTAGACCATAAACCTGCGCTAATTCGGATATACTGAGTCCCACTATTGTTTGGTGAAACTCCTTCAAGCGAAACGCTTTTATTATTTGAGCCTGTGTAGTTTGGAACATAGGCAGACCAAGTGCCAAAAGTGCTAGCCGTAGCGGTATCAGCCGTCACTCTCGCTGCGGGATAATCAGAATAAAAACCTGATTCTATTGTGGTGCCAAGAGCATCTATATCTCTAAAGGAATAATTACTAGCATTATTATTGAATTTGATATAAATAGAATCGGTGGCTGCAGCGCGAGCGGTACGACCACTCAAAACCACATAAAGGTCTGTATAAGTTTGTGGGATATTTTGGAAGTCTATATTAGCCACCCCACCGCTACCCACAGTCACAGTCGCAATTGCTACATAAGTATTTGCCATTTGTCACGCAGCCTTTATTCCGTAGAGGGTGAAGGTTGAGCCAACTGAATAAGTCCCAGTACCAACAAGGTCAAAATTTATTGTAGTAATTGCAGAAGTATCGCGGCGTAAACACACGGCTGCTGTTGTAGCAGCACCAGCACTACCAGAGCGGCTAACTACAGTTTTGAACGTTGTGCTATTTGCATAATTCATAAAATGTAGAACTGCTACAAATGAAAATGTTGTTCCTACTTCAGAACCACTAGTGAAAACAGATTCATCTTGACCTGTTCTTCTTGTGCTAGATGCTGTTGTACCATCTCCCGTCATACGTGTATCACTAAATAAACCAGCACCGCTTGCGTTAGTGTTGAACCAAGCGGCAGTAGCCCCTGATGCACTTGCGTTTATTACCGCTACAATGTCTGTGTAAGTTCCTGGGATTGAAGAAAATGTTACTCCAGTAGATGCGCTACCTAGTGTTGTCGTTGCAATAGCCTCATAGGTTGCTGGCATCGTTACGCTCCCTTTATTCCGTATAAAGCAAATGATGAGTATTGTAAGAAATTAGCCGATGCTTCCAAACTGAAAGTTATTTTAGTTATAGCGTTTGTATTCATCCAAAAACCACTATGAATACCAATGCGGTCATTAGAGGTTGAGTTGTTATTCATACCATTTAGAGAGCGAGCAGTTTTATATTTATTGGTATTTGCATAATCTAATACATCAACAACGCCAGCATTGAAAATGTTAGAGTATGCTACTGGAGTATTTCCAGCAACATTTATATTGTTTGTATCTGTACCACCAGCCAATACCGAAGCACCTGTGCCTAATAAAAAGTGTCCATTGTAATTTCCACTTGTACTGTCGTCGTTGAAGCGCATATAAAGATTTCTTATATCTGCTGGCGAGCCAGAGGCAGCAGCGATAAATCTAACCTGTAAGTGTGTATAAGTACCAGGGATAGAAGTAAAACTTACACTTGAACTTCCACCAGCACCAACAGTTACAGTAGAAATGGACTCATAAGAGGTAGGTGTTGCTGGCGTGACGCTGTTACTTGCTGCAGAATACGCAGAATCTCCTAGGCTATTACCCGCCTTGACCTGAAAGGTGTAAGCAGTGCCAGCAGTCAAGCCCGATACTGTGATCGGCGATGCTGTGCCAGTGCCAGTAAAACTTCCAGGACTCGACAGTGCGGTGTAGGTAATCGTACCGTTGGCAACGTTGTTACCAGTAAAGGCAACGGATGCGCTTGTACCATTACCACCGTCTGAGGCAGTACCGATGATTGGTCTGAACGGTAGTCCAGCCAAGACATCGTTGTACTTTGGAGTCTTATTTCCAATAGTAGAGTTTTTGATACGGGTAATAGCCATTACAGATAAGTCCTTTTAGGAGAGTAGTAGTTTGGCTTCGTCTTCGGTGATGCCTAGTTTTGCTAGAACTGCTTCTTTGGCTTTGATACGCGCTTCTTCTTGTTCGCGCTCGGTTTTGGCATCAGCCTTATCTAATTCCCATTGAGCCAATTCCTGCGCGTTCATTTCGCGTTCAATTTCTTCGCCTGTTTCAGCATTGACGATTTTGATAATTGGATTTCTCATTAGTTCACTCCATATAGATACGCTGTGCCGCCGTCAATTGTTCCTGATGCAATTCCGACAGTTATCGAAGTAATTGCCGCAGAATTGTTATAGACACCGCCAGTGTGTTGACTTTGTGTCCAAGTATTTGATTTCTGTGAGTTTGAATCTACATCAAAGAAAACTCCACCAGTCGTTGTATAGCGATAAAGGTTGATAACTGCGCGACCTTTGTTCTTATTATTATCTCCTGTGCCAGTCAAATAAATAATATTTGCTCTTGTTGTGCCAAGTCGGCCAGAAGTGTAATTTACTAATCCAATTGTGCCGTTGTCATCTCGAGAGTAATAACCATTCCACCAATAATTTGTTCCAGAATCGCTGTTGAATCTTAGGAAAACAGTATCGCCTGTTCCATTGTCAATAAGGTTATCCACAATGAGCATAAGATTTTTGTATGAACCGCTAATGGAACTGATTGTCGTTGATGCACCTGAAAGTGTCGTGGTACTAAGTAAAGTCATTCCACCGCTTGAAGGTGTAGCCCACTTCAATCCTGTCGCCGTTGTGCTGTCGGCAGTAAGGACTGTGTTGTTAGCGCCTACGCCCAACCTTGTTGGAATAGTTGAGAATGTAAATAAATCACCCTTAGTTGTTACTGGGGGATTTTGTGCATTGAATGAGTTGACAGCCATTGTTAGGAAATCTCACTTCCGTAAGCGTTGAAGGTCAAGTTTGCAGATGATGCGTAGACTGTAATGACATCGGTTGTAGCCAAGGTAATACCGAGTGTTAGCGCAGTAGAGTCATTGGCTCCTACTGAGCAGTCGTAGGCTACGTAGTGCTGGTTAGCAAGTGCTGCTCCAGCAGGACGGATAGCCAAGCGGAATGTTGCTGAAGTTGCATCACGGTTTGCTACGACGATGGTTGATACCACAGCAGAAGTTGCTGCAGGTACTGTGTAGAGGGTTGTTGCTGTTGTTGCCGAGGGTGCTGATTGACCCAGGACTTTGTATACTGTTGGCATTATTTCTCCTTTAGGTTATGCGCCCATTAGCATAAAAATATCTGGAACTGATCCACCAGCAGTTGCGCTAGTAGCAGCCCATTTGACTCCCAGAGTCTGGCTAGAATCGGCAGTCAAAACGTATCCATCTGTACCTACTGCCAAGTTATCCGCAGCGGCTGATGCACTACCTACTACCAAGTCACCCTTTGCTGTAATCAAGGTTGCTGGCAGAGTAGCATTGAAGTAAGTCAAGTCATCGCTGGTAAGAACGTGCTTGACAGTTGCACCTGCTGAGTGAGTTACTCCAGATGAACCAGCACGTGCTCGAACGATAGTGAATGTATCGCTAGAGGCAGCGGTAATAAAAACAATTTCTTCGTTAGTGGTATCAGGGTCAATGGCTACTGTGAACTGGTCAACGTTTCCAGCAGCGAGTGTGACCCCACCAAGTAAGGCAGAGCCAGTTCCTGAAGCCACAGTCATTGTCGTTGCACTTGAACTTAGTGAAGATGCAAGTGTCGTCTCAACGCTAATGGACGAGTATAGACGCATTATTGGCCTTCCTTATTTGGTGTAGTGGATTCTGATAGGGAATTTGTCTTGCAGTTTCAACGCTTCCTCCTGTAGTCGCTGTTGGAATAATTGAAATACAAAAGTACTTGCTTTTACCCCAGAGTTATATGGACTCTTAGAATCATTGAGATCAGCCTCAGCGCTGGATAGGTTTATACGACCAGCATCAAGGAATGATAAAAGTTTGTAGCAAGCGCCAAGGATAGTTACATCAACAGTGCTGCCAGGAAGACCAGTAACATCTTCATAGTCATCGGTACTAGCATCAAGGGTATTAGGCTCTGTTGTGTACCAGACTTGAACTGTACGTCCAGGTTGAATGTTCTCGTAAATGTTGATGGTGTTATTGGTATTGAAGGTAGCAGCGTTTGCCATAGGATCTGCTCTCCAGCGATTGACTGGGAGCCATTCTTCAGATGAACCAGTTGTCTGCCACGATACGTACAAGATTGCTTCTAGGTCATCTGGTAGGGCGTAGGTTGTCTGGGCTGCATTGAAAGTAAAAGTAGTTGAACTTACTGCCCATAACTTCGGATAGTATGAGTTGATAGTGTCATTGATAGCCTTCTTGATTGACACTCGTGGGAAAGTTGGAGCCAATGTTACTTGAGCATAGCGAGCGTGTGGTGAGGCTGTAGTTCCTTGGAAACCGCGACCAATCGGGTTAGTTGGAGCACCCATTACGTTGAGTGTGTTATTGGTCTTATTGAAGGAGTCAACCCAGATTAGTTCATCGTCAATCTCAATCAAACCTTTAGCAAGGTTGTCAGATGAACCGACTTCAATAGATAGGCTAGTGGTCGTCAGACCAGCAGTGTTATTGACATAAGTGATGCGATCTTGACGGAGCGAATAACCTTGTAGGTTAGTTCTCACCTCGTCTATCATCTCGGACAGTGTTGGCATTGTTTCCTTCCGTATACCAGCCATCTCCCCACAGAGTTTCTAATCTGTGGAAGTATTTTTCGTATTGCTTTGCAATGACATCTACAGAATAAAGCGATATTGCTCTATCTCTAATTGCCTTGCGGTCTAGATTCTTGACGTTCTGTGTTGCCAAGATAAACTCTTCTACATTGCGGCATCTAAAGCCTGTAACGCCTTCTATTACAGTTTCGGTAAATGCACCCCAGTCTGTAGTAATAACTGGAGTTCCACAGGCTTGTGACTCAATATTCACATTGCCAAATGGTTCTATGTACAGCGTTGGAACGAATGTTGCTATTGCTCCACCCATCAACTCTGCACGCTTCTCAGGTCCTACTGGACCGATATACTCACCATAGTTTGGTATGTGATTACCAGGTCCTGCCATAATCAACTTAGCGCCGATGGTCTTGCAGATATGTGCTGCAATGTCTACACCTTTGCGAGCAATCATTCTGCCTACATACAGGTAGTAATCTCCATCGCCTTTGCCTAGCGGAAACATCTCAGGATCTAAGTAACCTGGAATGACCGCATCAAAGAATGAGCCATCTACTGTGGCTGCATCTTTATGCTGTGCATAAACACTGTGCATCCAAGCGTAAGATTCAAATACTCGGTAGTTAGAAAATACTCCAGAGTATCCAACACCAAACTCTACAACCATCATTCCTGGTAGAGCCATTGCTATCGGTTGATGTGAACCACCACCGATGACACATACAAAGTCTTTCTGTTCTGCACGCTTGCGTATCTCAGCAGCAGCCTTCTTATTGAACTTCTGCCAGTGAGGTAACTTGTAATCAAACGGTGCTTCTACGTATGGTCTATTACCTACAACGATGCGTCGTTGTGTTTCGGTGATGCAAGGGATAAGTTCATCTACATCTGCTTCATTTTCTTCGCCAGCGTAGAGATAGACTGTGTGGCCTAAGCCCTTCATCATATTGCAGAACCTGCGTACCTTTTCAGTGTACGCACATCCTGCGTAATCTTTAGTTGTTTGGGTATGTGGTAGTGATACAACGTGAAATCTCATAAGGAGATTATCACATACCGCCTAGCATAAATGAGACTGGAATCGCATCTGCTCCAGGGCCTGTCGCACCTGTTGGTCCAGTAGGACCAGTAGATCCTGTAACTCCTTGAGGACCAGTTGCTCCTATAGGTCCAGTTGGACCTGTTGGTCCTGTGGCTCCAACATCTCCTGCAGGTCCTTGTGGTCCTGTAGGTCCAGTTGCTCCAACTGGGCCAGTTGCCCCAGTAGCACCGACATCACCAGCAGCGCCAGCAGGACCAGTGGGACCAGTGACACCAATAGGGCCAGTAGCACCTGTTACTCCTTGATCTCCTTGTGGGCCAGTCGCACCGACTGGACCTGTTGCTCCTGCAGGACCCGTAGGTCCTGTAACACCGTCAATACCTTGTGGGCCTTGAGGCCCTGTAGGGCCTGTAGCGCCAGCAGGACCTGTCGCTCCAACATCACCTTGCACTCCTTGTGGTCCAGTGGCTCCAACGGGGCCTGTAGGCCCTGTAGGACCCGTTACACCAGTATCACCTATCGGTCCTGTGGCACCTGTGACACCAGTCGGTCCAGTCGCACCGACTGGTCCTGTAGCACCAGCAGGTCCTGTTGCACCTGTTGCTCCCGTATCGCCCGTAACACCTGCGGGTCCAGTTGCTCCTGTCGCACCTGTCGTACCCGTCGGGCCTGTTGCACCCGTCGGACCAGTTGGTCCCGTAGTACCTGTAACACCTGTTGCTCCTGTTGGACCTGTTGCACCAGTAACGCCAGTAGCACCTGTTGCACCTGTAACGCCATTGGTTCCTTGAGGACCCTGTGGACCAGTAGGTCCTTGTGGACCTGTAGAACCAGGATTGCCTTGCGGTCCTTGATCTGCTGATAACTCTACAGCAACTTGTGGTGTAATGGATTCAATAACGATAATAGTTGGTGTCACGTTGTTACCGCTCCTGTCACCACGAACTTGCCTTCAAGAATACGAGTAATAACTCCACCAGAATCTAAAACTAAATCATAGGCATAACGGCCTGCTGATATAGCACCAGTGATAGTTGCATCTAATTCAATGACTACACGACCTTGTGATTGCAAAGTGATGCGTCCATTAGATGTTGAAGCAACAACAGTAGTTGTACTAGCGCCAACGAATGGGCGTACAGTCATTGTTGCAGTGTAGTTAGTCAAGTCCCAAGGAGTATCGTTATTCTTTAGTTGGAACTGAAAATTGAATGTGGTCGCCTGGTCGCAGACCAGATTGTATTTAGCACTCAAGATGAGATTCCTCTGAGAGCCTGCGCTGCAGCCAGTCCAGAAGTAGAAGCGATGTAGTTACATACACCAGTAAAATCAAGCCACTTACTTTTATCAGTAATGCCAGCAATTTGATTTAGCACCCCCACTGTATCTGTAACTGTAATGGTCACGGAGCGTTGGGTAGCCCACTGCTTTGCTGCTAGAGCCATATCAACCATATTGCCCATTGTGCGGTAAGTGCCGCCATTGGCTAGACGATTGAGTTCGTCATTGAGCGTTGTGCCGTAAACTCCTAGTGCCACTTGTATCTCCTACTTCTTTTTTGCTACTGCTACGTTATCTACCAAGTTTGGCCAGGGTCTTCCAGCCTTCTTAGCGCGGGCTTTTGCCGCTGCCTTTTGTGATGGTGTCAGTTTCTTTGATACCTTCTTAGGATTCTTTGTATCCCAAAATGCTTTCTTTTTCATAACTACCACTTTTCGCGATTGGCCCAATAGGCAGCACTCATCTTGCCTTTAGCAATGTTTTTGCGATGGCGAGCCTTGAAGGACTTTTGTCTAGCGGTAGGTTGTCTATCGCCTGTTACGCCTTGTTGTCCGAATCGGATAGTCTTGACTTGACTTCCTTCTTTGGCAACGACGACGTGACTCTTAGTTGGGTGAGAAGGCGTACGCTTGGGTTTGTTGAAGCCCGTAACGCCAGCACGTGCCAAACGCGGATCACGCTTTCTTTTGCTTTCCATACTCTCCATACTTTCCTAGAACTGCACGAATCGTGCCATTCTTGTTGAGTCTGACAACCATCCCGTCTCTGATAATGACAGAGTTGAACTTCTCACGTCGGCGGTATTGACCCGACGACATTACTTCTTCTTAGCCTTCTTCTTAGCCTTTGGCTTGGACTTGCCAGCCTCAGATAAAGCGATAGCGATTGCTTGCTTGCGACTCTTGACCACTGGGCCACCCTTACCTGAATGCAAAGTTCCGCGCTTGAACTCGCCCATAACCTTTGCTTCTTTGGTTTTCTTCATTTGTCTAGGTACCGTCCTGGATTCTTGTTCTTGGACTTCAACGGCTTCTGCTTCATAATGGCAGCATCAAGTGCATTCATCTTCTTGGTAGGCATCTTGGCTGGCTTTACACCTGGCTTCTTTGTAGCAGGCTTCTTCATCGCAGGCTTCTTCATTACTTGCCCTGCTTTGGTGCTGGCTTGCCCATTGCGCCTGACATCAATTTGTCATAGGTCATAAATGGCTTATCGTTTGTATCGCTAGGCCAAGGTAGGAAATCTTCTTCCATCTCGTACTGTGCTGGATCGTTGGCTGGCATTTAGTTCTCCTTGAGTGTCATTGTGTTTCCATCGAAGGCTTTACCAGTCTCGTTGGAAAACTTCATTGCGGCATCTATATCTTTTTGCTTGGTGGATATAGGTTCAACTCCCTGTCTAACTGCGTCGTAGTAGGAGTTGACTTCTTTGTCCCATTTGATTTCTTTGGTCTTATCCCAATGTTGCCGAGTAGGGAAGCACCCTGCAAAGTTAGGCATATTGATTGCTCTGATCATTTCGTTATCGCAGGTAGAGCAAATTTCTTTTCTTTCAAACTCTGCGTAAGACTTTGATATCTCTTCTTGCACTTCGCAGGTCTGGCAAATGTAATCGTATCGTGGCATCAAATTTGTGTAAGGTAGGAGGAATAGCCTGCATCAATAAAGATTTGGGCTTCGGCATCGCTAATAATAGACTCAGTACCACCAAGGTAGTACGAATCAGCAGCAGCCAGCGTGTCTTGGCTTGGTGTCTGCTCTACAGTCACTGTTGTTCCATTGACGATAAATGTATAACCACGTGGAATATCTGTTAGAAATGGATTAGTAGTTCCAGTAATTGAACCACCAGTAATAGGCTTACCAGCAAGACGAGAGTATTTATCGTGGACATCAAATGATGCGCCCCACGTTTCCCAACGCCAAGGTGTTGTAAGTCTGTAACTCATTTCTTCCTTTCCTAATTTATTCACCACCAGGCAGGGTTGCCCCTGCCCGATAGACAACAAACTAGTTGATTGTTGTAGCAGTCTCGATGCGATAAAGCGCTGCTTCACGGAGGCGGTTCCAGCCACCGAAGAGGTACCAGCCGATGGTACGGAAACGACGGAGTGCGTCGATTTCTGGACCGATAACGACTGAAGTATCTTGAGCAAGTGCTTCAGCGAGTGCTTCACGACCAGCAACAACTGCCTTGTAAACAACGACAGAAGATGCGTTGGTCTCGGATGGAACGCGAGGTGTCTCAACGATGTAAGCACCTTCAAGCGCTCCGACTGCACCTGCGACGAACGGAGTGCGCTCGACGTACTTGGTGAGTTCTTGGAATCCACCAGTTCCCGCTTCAGCGCGGAGATCCGCAGACTGACGTGGGTGTAGGTATGCAGCATAGAGTTCGCCAATACGTGGTACAGCCTTGTTGGTACGAAGTTGTACAACAGCCTTACGGATAAGAGCAGTTGTCATTGTGCCAGATGCTGTAACAGATGCGGTACCAGTTGCGGTTCCGCCGTAGAGAGCGTTTGATCCACCAGTCAAGACGGATGCTACAACGGTGTCGATTGAATCTGCAGCGTTGTAAGCGATGATGTCAGCAAGTGCTGAATCTACGTCGTTGAAAGAAGTGAGGTTCAACTTCTTGGTGGTTGTTACGGCTGAGCCGTATTCATTGAGTGTAACAGTAACCTGTGATGGGTTACCAAGTGCGATTGAGGAAACATCAGAAGTTTCTGTCAAAGTACCAGTCGCTGTTGCGAGATCTGAGTAGATGGAGAATACAACTGACGAACCTGGCATTGCTTGCTGTACTGGCTTGACATCAGCCAACGCACGCATCACTGGGATGGAGCGAAGCGCCATACGGACGTATTGATCGTACGCCGTCTGGACGAGGTTGCTGATTGTCGAAGACGAAGTAAGCGTACCTGTAGGAATTGCCACTTATCTTGCCTTTCGGATAGGTTCGGTTAGAGTCCAGACGCTCTAATGATTTCATCCAATTCTTCGCGGCTATTTGCGTTCATCAACTTCTGATGAATTTGTGCTTGGAACTCAGGAGTAACTCCTTGTTCTACAGCATTAGTCATCCGCTGATATGCAGCAGCCTGTTTCGGATCTACATTAGGTGTCGCCTGGTTTGCCTGAGTTTCATAGCCAAATACATCGGCATAGTCCTCAAGCCATTTAGATACAGACTCTTCAGTTGGGTCTATATCCTGTGGGATAAATGAAGCGATCTTGCTATTTACCCCGCGACTAGCGAGGGCATCTTTGATTGCTCGTTCTCTGTTTGCTTTTGCAAGTGACTCATACTGCGCCTTTAGTTCAGCGAGTTCTTTGTCTTTTGCCTTTGTTGCTTTACGCAACTGCTTGACGAGATCTCCACCATCGTTGGTGTCAAAGTCATCATCGTCGTAGTCGTAGTTGGACATAGGTCCTTCTCCCTTTGTTAGTTGGTTTCGCAGGCCTCATATAGAATCGGGGGCTTTCTATATGGCTCCTACTACTGGTTTTATATCTCTCTAACGGACCAGTCGTCCCGTTAGCAGGCCTAGAATTGTCCCGCTCGTTCGCGGGCTAGTGCGCCACCTGTTACTCCAGATGTGCCACCAAATTGTGCTTGTTCAAGTTCAGTTATCTTGCGACGCTTTTGTGCTGCTTCTACACCACCAGGTGTACCAAAGACTTCTGCTTCTGCAGTGGTCTGAGTAAATGGACCCATTCCCTGTTTAGCGTAAATATCGCCAAGTTGCGATGCTCGTGGTAGATATGATGCGATTGTTTGGTAACCAGTACGTGCTTGTTCTCCAGTTACACCATAGCGTTGTAGTTCTTCTGCTCTAGATATTCCAGTTGCAAGTCCTGCTTGCATTGCACCAGCACCAATTTCAGCAGCAGTTACCTTGCGCTTGATATTTTCAATAGCCTTCTCTGGGTCAAGGACGTATGCCAAGATATCGCCATTGCCAATCTCTGCGCCATAGAATTGTGTTAGAGCATCTTTGACTTGTGGAGCAGCGTTGAGTACGCGACGCTGTGCAGTTTGAATACGATCCTCTAGTTCTACTGGAGAGACATCTCCACCAATAAACTTTTCAAAGCCTTGTTGAATACCCATATCACCACGTGCATAATACTCCTGTGGTAGACCATAACGGCGCATTACATCTTGGTACTGGTCTTCAAGACCGATATATTCAGCCTCAGATAAGGCGCGTAAACCTTTGTTGATACGCGCTGCGTTAGCAGCAAAACGCTTTTTATAGGCATCTGTCTCGCGTAATTTTATGGTAAATTCTGAAGGAGATATACCAGACTGAATAAGGCCTTTGAGTGGAGTAACTAACGCTCCAAGACCATAGGCATCAAATTGCTGGAACAAAATATCATACGCAGACTGACGTTGTGCTTTTTGGTTATCTAAATTTGCTTGGTAAGCAACATAAGCATCTGCATTATTGAATTTTTTTCCGTCTGACGCTGTATAAATTCCACCAGAACTAGAGCCACTGCCAAGATTGTAATAAGAATTTCCAGCAACAGTAGCATCATTTATTTTTACTGTACTTCCATCAGCAAAAACATAACTATCGCCACGAGTAAATACAATTTCTGGATTTCCAGTTTTTGGATTTATAACCTCTACTATTGTAGCAGTTTCACCAGTATATGGGTTGAAACCAGATTCGATTGTGGCTGCATCATCAGAGAGTCCACGTGCCTTTGCTGCGTCAAATGCTTTTTTAGCAGTAGCAATATTTATTGCATTACCACGAGCAGTACCTTTCAGACCTTGTGTATTTATATCTGCAAGGACAGCAGCATATTCCTCATCTGTTAGGTATGGTCTTTTGCTCTGCTCCGCTGCAGTGTATGCGTCACCAAAATATCCAGCCTTGTTTACTCCACCACGTGATTCTAGATACTGCTCTGGTGTCATACCTTGGAATTTAGCATTTGCTTCAATGGTTGATTTAGCATCTGCACTTAGATTTTCAAAAGGAACCGCCTTGAATGTTGTTTCAGCCATTATTACCCCTGGAATCCAAAGTCACGAAGTACGCCAAGAACTGAATTGGCAACTTCTTCACGAGCATTTTCTGTGTACTGCCAGCGAGAGTCTTTACGTAGTGCTTTCTTGAAATCATAGATATTCATTTCTTTATCCATACCTATAGCACCACGTAAAGTACCATCATTGAGATCAATCTCATCTGGGTTGAGTTCAAGAATTTGAGCCATAACATTTTTGTATGGAGCATAAATTTGCTCTAGGTCATAGCCTTGTTGTAGTAATCCTTTGACATAATCTGGAGTACCTTGGGCTGCAATCATACGAGCATCTTGTGCTAGACGGTTGATATCTAGTTCTCCCGTAGCAAGTTTTTGCAATACTACATCATCGAGAGTTTGGCCTGGAAGCACTGATAATTTAGGCAGGATATCTTTGATAGATAGACCATTTGCCTTGGCTACTGCCTGAAGCGCTTGGTAGTTCTGTAGCGCTTGACCTGTATATCCAGATGGTTGAATTCCCATTCCAGTACCGACAATGCTGGATACTTTGCCAATATATGGGGCAATGAACGAATCAATGGCTACAGTATCGTTTTCTAAAAAGCCATCATAGACGCGTGAGACAATCTGATTGATTGCATTTTCATCTAGATTTGCACCCATCTGACGAGCACGAGTCTGAACGCTACGCTTGATGGTAGCCGTATCCATTGCATACTCAGTCTTGGAAGCGTCCTGACCAGCAGAAGTAAGTTCATTGAACTTAGCACGAGCAATAATACGAGTACGGATAGGCGCTGAGTTCTGTTGCCACCACGTAGTTAGTTTTGCCTGTGATAGGAACTTCTCATCATCCCAACCTTCATTGACAGCCTTGACAAGAAGTTCGCCTAGTTTAGGAACTGTCTTGAAGATATAGTCAGGTAGGTCATACCAGAACTCTGTCTGACGCAAGATTGATTCAAGGTCACGCTGTGATTTTGGTGGAATGTTTGGAGTAGCACCCATAGATGCTTCTTCTCCAGCACGTACCATAGCAGGATCAAATGTGCCAGGTATTGCATTACCAGATGGAGTAAGAGTAGTTCCAGTGTCTTTGTCTGGAGTTACTTTACCTTTACCTTTATCTTTTGCTGGCGATGGGGTCTTTGCTTCTTTTGCTGCTGTTTCTTTAGCAGTCTTAGTTGCTTGGAGAGTGACAGAACCAGTAGGACCAGCAGTTGGTTTTGCTGCTTGAGGCTTAGTAGCAGCAGGTAATTTTATTACTTCTGGTTTCTGAGAAATAAGTTTATTTAGTTCAGCAATCTCTTTATTGAGACTTTCTGCAGCATCTCTAATTTGTTGTAATTTTGTAGGTGAAAGTTTCTTTCCCTTGTTTTCACCTACAGCGGCTATACCTGTAGAAAGTTGTTGAATGTATAAGTCATAGATGCTTTTTTTAGAGCCTATAATCCTTCTGGCTTCTTTTTGTCGCTTTGCAAGATCTTCATTGCGTTTACGAATTGCATCAAGAATTTTTTTATTTTCTGCAGCGGTCTGTGCTTGAGTTGCTTGGTTTTGTTTATTTTGAATATCTTGTTCGACGCTCATTAGTCAGCACCCAACGCTTTCATAAATGTCTCATAGAAACCAAGCACTTTATTAGCCTTTGCCTCATCTGTCCCTGATACCTGATCTATTAGATACTGCCCTGCATCAAAGCCACCAGTCGTAGTGGTGGTTGTTCTTTTTCCAGAACGAACAGAAGTGCTAACAGTAGGCGCAGCCTTCTGAGCCTTCTTGACTAGTTTGGTATAACGAGCAACTTCAGCAGCATTAGCCTTACGACCTAGTTGGTCTTGAATAACAGCATCGATAAGAGCCTTGGCCTTATCATCAGTAATAACTGAAATAGATTCTGATACATAAGTGCCATCACCACCAGCACCGCCAGTACCGTCAGCGCCTTCAAGCGCTAATCCAGCAATAAAGTCAAAGCGATTAGGTACATCAATAACAGTTGCTAGTTCAGCGCGTTTCTTTTCTGCTTGGATAAGAGCATCATAGAAACGATTGTTGAATTCTCCACTTACCTTGCCACGATAGATGCCAGCATCTTTGAGTTGTTGTGCAATCTTGGCACGGATAGTAGGAGATGCTTGGCTTAGACCCTTAGCAAATGCTGTGAATGTATCTTCGCCTGCGACGGCTGCATTCTGCTGTGCGCCAGCAGCCTGAGACGAGGCCATAGCCTGTGCTCTTGCTTGGTCAGCAGTCCTTGCTGTCTCTGCCAATTTAGTCTCCTAACAGCGAGGCAAACAACACGTTGTATGCACTCTTTGTATTTTCGTTGAACTCTGATAATTCACGCATCTTGACGATGGTGTCATCCTTGAGCATCTGTGCTAAGAATGTTCCACCGCTGATTACATCTAACGCCTTACGCTCATTCTTGTAAGAATCGTATAGGTCTAGCATTTCACGCAATTTACCTTCAGTAGCAGGCATAACGTTTGGCTTAGCCTCTAGCATAGAACGTAGATCGTTGATAGCGTTGATGCGCTCAATAGCCTTTTGGCTACCTTGCGATAGTTCTTCTGCAACTAATGGACGACCTGCAAAGAACAAGGTCTTCCAATCAGTAAACTCTTTGCGTAGTTGGCTACGTTCAAAGTCAGTTCCTACCTGAGTCAAGGACTCTTCGTAGGCATTCTTCTTTGCGTAGTAGGTCTGCAAATCTGCTGCTGTTTGTACCTCACGTAGGTAGTCAGCAACTGACTTGTTACGCTTTAGACCCATATCAGTCATAGTCTTGTACGCATCCCACGAGAATCCAGCCTTGTGTGGAATCAAGAATGCTGCACCTTGAGGGAATTGCTTGAACAAATCTTTGTTCTGCTCTACGAAAGCACCTGATTCTTCAGCATAGCGGAAGTATGCAACCGTGCTTCGTTCTGATTCTGGTACTGTGAATGGAATTTGATCTGGATATAGTTCAACCCACTTAGCCATCGCAGCGTCATAGTCACCTGGATACTGGTCAAGTAGTTTGTTCCAGAGTTGCTTGAAGTTAGCACGTCCATTATCTCGTACCCACTCAGCCATATCGCTCTTGAGTTGTACCTGTGGTGATGCTGGAGCAAAAAAACCGAATACGAAGCGAGTTCCAAGAATTGCAACCGTAGTGTTCTTCACGCGTAGGCGATATTCTTCAAGTTCTTGCGCTGAAGGTGGAATTAGGTTTCCAGCCTCATCATACTTCTTAGGTAATCCGTGTCCACCAGCCTCAAGATAGGTAACAGCCTTACGCCAAGCGCTGGCATACTGACTATCGCGCTCATCTTGGTTCATTGCCGCATACAAACGGTTGATATGTGCTGGCAAGAACGCTGAAACCATTGACTGATCTACAGCATACTTACCTAAAGCCAACTGTGTGATGGTATCTGCAGCACCTGGATTGAAGATACCTACAAGATTTGAAACAACCTTGACAGATACACCAGATAATGGACCAGCAAATGTAGGAGCCAAAGAATCTGGGTTGAGAGATGGGGTAATCATCTTCAACTGTGCGCCAAATTGAATTGGCAGCGGTGTCTTGAACTCTGCTGGTACGCCTAAAGCCTGGAGTGCGCCTTGAACTGCACGGTAAACAGGCTCAATACCTGGATAAATGAAGTATGGTTCGCCCTGATCATCCTTCTGAATCCATCCAGAGTGAGTAATACCTTCGTAAGTAAGGCCTGCCTTGACGATAGACTCAGGGTTGTAGCGAACTGCCCTGTATACACGTCGATAAAAGTCTTCTGTGGCACGGTAGAAACGTGCAAAGTTACGCGATGAGAAGGCAATCTGTGAACGAACTAGTGGATTATCCACATATTGCAACACTTGTGATGTAGCACGTTCTTCAATAGCCTCAGCCAACTTGCGTTTAGCAAGGTTTGTTGCTGCTTCCACCTTGGCTGGCTTAGTTGGATCTACGTTCTTGAGGAAAGAATTGATGTAAGCGTCATAGAAACCAGTCTTCTTCATCTGCTTACGAATCTTTACCATCTCATTGATGACCAAAGGTTCACGTGATAGACGTGCGTTAGCCAAACCTAGCCAGGTCCAGCCTTTTGTCATAATAGATGCGGTGTAGGAACCAGCATCTGTTACTGGAACAAGGGTAGGTCCAATGACATACTCTGGGATATCGTCTAGATTCTCTGGTAGATCATCTAGTGATAGACGACCAGTGATGACATATTGACCTTTTTCGTCATCATAAACACGAATCTTATCAAGAAGTTCTTTATTGATGACAGCATTTCCAACATCATCTACTTTACGCTTAGCAATAATCTCTTTAGCACGATTTACAACAATCTTTGCGTGCTGCATTTCATCAACGCCTTGCGCTGCAAGACGTGCATTCTTAGTAAACTCTGGATGCTTGATAATCCAGTCATAGACTAACTTGACAGCATCTGGACTATCAGCGTTAGCCAAGGCAATAGCGCCTAGTTCATCATTAGCATAGTAAGAAATACGCATCAACCAAGCAATCATTGAGGCTTCATCTTGCTGACCTAAAGCAATCTTCTTGAAGCCACGCTCCCCGCGTGCGCGAGAGTACATATTACTAGGGACGTTGATTTCCAAGGCAGCCATACGAACGCCTGTAGCCTTCTGGAAATTGACTGTGCGAGTGATGTAATCGTTACCAGTAACGAAGTTGAATCCACCCTCAGAAACAATAGACAATGTATTGTCAATGTTTCCGTAGGTAATCTGTTCTGCTAGGAACTGCAGTTCTTCATCATCAAGCAGATTTGCACCCAGTTTGGTACGCAGTCTATTGACTCGACCTTCAGAAAGCGAACGGGCTAAAATATTACGAGTCTGTTGTACTAAACCACCTTGAGTGCTTTGACGTAACTCGTCAATACGCCGCTCAATATCAATTACTTTGCCTGGATTGAGAACCTTATCGGTTGTTTTCAACTCATCGCGTAGCGCTTTGATTTCAGCCTTAGCATTACGAATTGCATCGTCAAGACCAGCAATCTCTGCTTCGTATTTACCAGCCTCATTTTTGTTCAGAATACGCATTACAGATCCAAGAGGATTTTCTGCGGCTTTCTCACCTTTAGTAAGCCCTTTACGAATTCCAAGTGCTGTGTTGATACGTGTGGATAAGTAGCGAGATTTAGCCAATCCCCAAGGAGTTACCTGACCAATAGCCAAGGCAACCATCAAATCTTCTGTAGCGTTACGGATAGCATAGCGTGGACCAGCGAGAGTCAAGAATGACCAAGCACCAGTCATCTTATCTACCCAGTTTTTGTTGGCAGTACCAAGAATCCTGGATATCAATGTGCTACGTGCTGCTGCTCTATCAATATCTACAAGACTAGGAGCAGAAACAAACTCGTTATAGTCAGATGGCAAAGCGCCAAGATCTTCAAACTCATCACCAAAACGACCAACCTGGAACTTGACATCGCCTTTGCCAGTCAAGCGACGGACAATCAACTGTCCTGGCTCTGTGGTATTGAGACCACGAATTTCAGCAATAGTAGACCAGAGTCCATAGAACATTTCTTTGCGCTCGCCTACATCATCAACAGATGCAAATGTCTGTTGGATTAACTGACTGTCGCGCTTTGTCATTACCAAACGAGCGAGGCGATACATTTGCTCTGGAGCATCTTTAGAAGTTACATCAAAAGTATCATCACGAAATAGTGGAGCAATAGCAAACTTACCTTTTGCTCTATCAAGACGCTTCATAATCATAGCCATCGAAAATCGGGCTACTTCTTTAGGATTGTCGTTAGCGCCTACTTCAGCAACAGTAGTCTTCTTGCCGTTGAGAATAGTGTTCTTGATTCCATCTGTCGTTGTAGCATCACCAAAATAGGTGGCTTCTACGTACTTAGAACCCATCTTGTCAATATCAAAAACTTTATTTGCAGTAGTTGCAATAGCAATACGAGTCTTACGCTTAGCATCGAGCACTGGCATAACCACACGCTTGCGACCAATACCACCCTTGATCATTTTGAGAGCATTATCAGCATTCTCAAAGTAAGCCTGTGCAGTGAGTGCATTGGTTACTGGCTGATCTGCTTTGAGGAAATCATCAACAACAGCAGGGCCAAACTCAGGTGCTAGGCGGCGTATTTCAGCATCTGCTACACGGGCTGCTTCAGCATCACCATTTTTGCGAGCAGTCTTGAGTTCATCAAGTTTAGCACCGTAGGTATCCCAGAAAGACTTACCATTAGGAGATGCAAAGTAGTCTTGGAGTTTCTGACCACCCTTGGCAAAGTTGCCATAGAGAACATCTACTGAATACTTAGAAACCTTGTAGGCGTTAGATACTTTACCACCGATAATAAGTGGATCTGCATATATTCTAAAGGCAGCATCTACTACACCAGAGACAAGTTTGTATGCAAGACCAGAGCCTTCTATTTGCTTAGGTAAAAGCAAGTTTGCTATTTGACGACCTGGAGAATACTTAGAGGCATTGACCGCATCAAGAGTATCTTGGAACAAATCCTGCTCTGCTTGAGTTCCAGCCTTCTTGTATGCAAGTTTTACATACTTGGCTTCATCTGGAGTAGCAGAAGCCATAATCTTTTCTGGTTCTTCACCAGCAGCAATACGCATTGCGATAGTAACTGCGGTATTACCAAACTTAGCCTTAGCATCACCAATGCGACCAGGGTTGAAAACCTTGTCACCTTTGTCATTTGCTTCGTCCCACGCATCTGCAAGACCCATTCCTTGGGTAGCACCAATTACAGAAGTACGATACAGACGTGTTGTAAAGTCTGAAATATTTTGTAAGCCAGCCATCAACTTGCTGCCAGCATTCCATACTGCGCCACCTGTATAGTGCCACGCAGTTCCCAACCAGCCTTTCTCAGGCTTGATGGTTGGATCTTCTGTACCAAATGTTGTAGCAAGTGATTGCTGTTGTGATACAGGCTTAGAGTTGTAAACTTTATTGGCTACATCTGCTGGGAGATTGCTGAGTTGCTTGTGAACTTCAACAGCCTTGATAAGGGCATTGACTTCACGCTTCTCTGCTTCAGTTAGACCAGCAGCCATTGATGCGGCTTTGAGGCTATCTGACATTAGTTACCTCGTGCTAAAGCCTCTTGATACAAAATAGCAATTTCGCCAGTATCATCAAAAGGTAGTAGTTTGGCTAATGTATCTGATGTCTTGATCTGGATAGGACGTGCGCCAAGAACTTCTGGTCCAGGTCCAGGTCCCATTGCGATACCTGCAGTGATTGGTTCATCGCGGCGTTGTGACGGAGCATATAATGGGACAACTTTTTCTTGCTGACTAGGTGCCATACCTTGTTCTGATAAAGATATAGGGTTTACATCTGGAGTTTTTGCAAGTGGGCCACCTGCTTTGATAGCGGCGTTCTCTGTACCAGAACCATATGTGTCTGATTGAAAACGGAGTTGGTCTGTTCTTGTTGAATATTGACCAGGACCTGCGGCTCCAGCCAATGGGTTCATTGGTTGCTTAGCCATTATTGTCCTCCATCTTCTCTAAATCTGATGTGAATTGTTCCCACACTCTGGAAACTTTTGTTTTTCTATTTGCGTTATACACTGCTAAATCTAAAATTTCTGATGCGAGCATCTCTATGGCTCGGATTATATTTACTGCAAAACCTGATATAACTACTAAGAAATCAGCGAAAGTAATAGAGCGCGGTACGTAATCTTTATCTTCGTCCACGCTCTATCCTCTCTAGTAACACTAAGCCTTCTTGCCTTTACGAGCCTTACCAGCAAAGCCAAATTTGACTGCACCGCCCTTTGGCATTGGAGCCTTCTTTGAGCCTTCTTTTGGCTTGGCTACTGAAGCCTTTGCACGACCACCTTTTTTCATTTCACACCTCCCTACCCTGCAATAGATGCGAGTAATTGAGCAATGTCTGGACGAGAGCCAGCAGCAGGGGCCGCACCCATTTGTTCTGGAGTTGGCTGCGAGGCAGGAACGGGGGCCATACCTGCTGCTGGAACTTCTGCGCCCATTGGCACTTCTGGTTGTTCTACGGGTTCAGGCATAAATACCTTCTCCACAATAGTCTCTAGTTGTAATCCCTTTTGACGACCTTTGATAACTTCAGCGATTCTGGAAACAATCTGAGAAGGATCTTGACCTTGGGCTGCAAGTGCTGGAATGGCCTGAGCGTATTGAGCAACAGCAACACGCAAAGAATCGCGCATCTCTTCAATATCCACACGCTGTTCTTCTTGAGTGACATTCAACTCCATTGGGATTTCGCGACGTACATAGTCGCGGCTAACAAGTTTATCGCTACGCATCTGTAGCAAAGCAATGATGGCGTTGTTTGGATTCATTCCCGACATAATGCCGTAGCGAACATCTACGCCGTATTCGCCATTGATTTGTTTATTTGGGATGTACTTCATATTGAATGGAGTACCATCATCAACACCCTTGATTTCTTTCTGGATGTTGCCGAAAATCTTCTCGTCTGTTTCAAAGCAGAGTGATATAAGTTCAGTAAAGAGGCGTGCAAACTGTGCTTGTGCTGCACGAACCTGTGTATCAAAGCCTGCTTGGAGCGCTTGAACTCCGCGACCTGTGATGATAGAGGCATCAACGTTACCGCTACGTACTTCTGGATAACGAGCGCCTAGACGAAGTTCACGCTCTAGCACACCAGATTCAGTAAAGACTCCAGGAGGTAGTTCTAGCGGTACACGACGGATTGCCTGTGGATTAGCAGAGCGCATAATGGCATCTGGGCCAAGTGCAAGTTCTTGTACATCTTGCGGAATAGCAATAGGAGCCTGAATAGATTTCTCTGCTGCTTGAATCTGCAATACTGCAAAGCGAGCGCGAGCAAGTTGCACTGCCAAGATATCATCGAACTGACCGCGTGCTTCACCATCAAGTGATGAACGAACAGCAACACGAGCCATACACTTACCCGTTGGGTTAGGTAGGTTTGATAAAACCAAGTTGTTGCGATCAGGTACATAAATCAAATCTTGGTCTTTGTCGTGATAGCGAATCATTGTGATATATGGAGAGCCAGATGCGTATTGGTTCTTAGCAACAATCTGGTTGTAGAACTCTGGATACTGCATCGCCAATGATTCTGCATCAGTATTGATGACCTGAGTTATTGAGATGCAACGACCAAAGCGGTCCATCTCAGGATAGACACCAAATGGATTGAGCAGGCGGATACGAGGATTGTTTGATTCGTAATCCATCTCTACGATTGCTGGAAGCATACCGTAGGTATTGAACCAGTCAGCGCCGTTGTACATCTGAATCTGTAGTTCAGACATTGAGACGTAATAGTTAGCGATACGAGTTCTGGTATCTGCAGACTTGCGTGCGCTATCAGAAACCATATTGGTAGCAGCGCAGTTGAAGGATGGAAGAGGTGCCATCACTTCTGCAAGATCACGAGCAGCAACGTCTACGAAGTTAGCAACAAGAGGCTTGGGGTAATCTTCGGAGAACATAGCAGGATAGACCTTGCTGATATCTCCTTGACGTACTGATAGCACGTCGCGCATACGCTGATCGCGTGGTGCGTACTTCGTCTGAAGACGCGATACCTTAGCGACTACCTCTTTGAGTGATAACATCTATATTCCTTAGTGTGACATTGTTATTTTTGTAATATCGTATTCTTCTTTTTGTTTTTTATTTTTTGGTTTATTTTTTGGCTTGACAGATTCAGAAAGTTTCTTATGCGCTTTTTCTTGTTCTTTAGCCAACTTCTCAAGTTCTTTTTGGTTATGTCCTGATATTGGTCTTTGCATTATCTTTCCTTACTTGAGATTTTCTAGGAAAGCGCCGCCTGCACCGCCACCACGAAGTGTAAATTTCTGTCCAGATGAACGAGCGCTTGGTGCAGTTGCTGCTGCACGTTTCTTAGCGGCTTCACGGGCTTTCGCTGCTGCAGTAGTTTTGACTGGCTTGCTTGCAGCCTTGATAGAAGATGCGGCCTTCTTTGCTGCTTTCTTGCTATATTTTGCCTTTGCCTCATCAGCGGTCTTTGCTGATACTTGCTTTACAGATTTTCCTGCTTTTGGTTCCGCTACACCTTTGAGTCCTGCTTGACTTACTACAGCAAACTGTGATTTGAAAGATGCTTTGGAGTATGTTTTTCCACCGATGGTTACTGTTTTTTCATCGTTAGAAAATCTAAAATTCTTTTTTTCTGCCATTGTTTATCTCCTTAGATGAACTGTCTGTCTTTTTCTGCAAGGAGTTCATCTATGTTGATGACCTTGCGCTTGCCCCGTTCATAGCGGGACAAAAATGGATTCTTCAAGTGATGGGCGGTATGGATACCTTGCGATAGCCATTCACGTACTTTGATTTCACAGAACCAGAGCGCCATCACCATATCGGTCTTACCCTTGGTCGTAGGCGACCAGGTAATAAGTTGTTCTATAAGACTCTTGATATTTTCTGTTTGGTCTGATGGAAGATGAATCAGATTATCTCTATGATGCTTTCCATCTTGCTGCTTGGTACCAAAGAGGGTGGACATAGAAGCCACACCAAAGCCTGCATCCCACTTGTTATTACCAGTGTGGTGCTCTCTTAGTACAGTTCCTTTGGATGCAAGGAATTGTCTAATTCCCTCATCTTGCGTGAGAAAAGATTGAAAGGCATTGCGCTCGACGATCCATTCCGAAGGCGCATATACGTTAGTCCAATCGGTAATGAGTTGTCGGATTTGTGCAGGCGTAGGACGCGTAATCTTGATAGCGTCAACAATGTAGCGCTTATGAGATATGCGATCAACTGCATAACAGACCGCCGCTGTGTCTCCGACCATTGCAGGGTCGAGTCCACAAACAAAACTGAAACCGTTGAGGTCTTTGGGATGACCTGGACTGCCAGGCACCAATCGACCTGCTTTTCGCATTCCATCGATAGAGCCTTTCACACATACAGGGTCAAAGATTGCATCATCAGATATATCTTGCTGTTGATAAATCAGCGCCCACGTACTTGCATCCATCGCTTGACGTTCAGCATAGAGATGCTTACCGTTCCAGCGTGGATAGAGGCCGTCTTCTGTTTTCTCAGATTCGTCTTGTCCATCAAAGGCCATATCAGAGTAAGGCCAGAGGGTAACCCACTTGTTATGATCTTCGTGGGTTTCAAGTAGGGCTGGCATAGCCAGATAGGTCCAGGGAACTAAGCCACCTGGATAGCGGTCTGGACTACGTAATTCTTTATAGAGGTCTACGGCTGATACACGGGTACCTACCACAATCAACTTACCAGTAGGGTTGAGACGTGATCTAACGTCTTGGGTAAGCCACTTGATTTGCCGTTCAAAGTCATTGGCGTTAGCAAGTGTTACTGCGTCATCTATG